AAACACAGCTGTTGTAAGCGCTGACGATCAACAAACAAATGAAAACACTGGTAATGCTTTTGAGTATTGGCAGGAACAAATAAACAAATGGTAGATAGAATAAAAAAATATCAAGAAAGTGTCTTTGGTGATATGCCCGCGGACCAAGGCCCAGCAGATAAAAAATTTGTAACAACTTCTGATGCGGGCATACCAATGACCGAGGCTCAAAGCATTATTGCTGGAAACCAAAAGTGGGCAACTGATTTACCATTAGCACCTTTTCAAATGCTTGGTAATGCTGTTATGCCTGGTCAACCATTTGGGCAAAGCAATCCATGGTTGATGAGTGAAGAAGATAAAAAAATTCAAGAAGCACGTGAGATAAATTCCGCTGCTTACATGAAAAGAAAAGATGATGTAAGAGATATGATTGCTACCATCTTGGACAAAGCACAAAAAAGATATGAAGAAACTGGTGATGAAAAATATAAAGAGATGGCTCTTAATTCTAAGAAAGAAATTCTTGCAGCTGCTGGTTTAACAGACGCTGATTTCTTACCAGTAAACGCTGACACATATAGACTCTATGATGAGTTTGGTTTGTTTACAAATAACCCTAATCCATATCCAATGGTTGAAGCAGCAGGTTATTTTGGAGCTGGTGTAAAAGGATTTAACTACGGATGGAATGGCGGATTAATTAAAAAGTTTTTTCAAGGAGCAGGAAAAGGATTTGCTAAAGGAAAAGGTGGATGGCTAGGTAGAGTTGCAAGCGGTGTTGTACATGGCGCTGTTGCAGTAGGAGCTGCTGATCTTGGTTACGAAGTTGTGCTAGATGCAATGAACCGTGCAGGTAAAGCAAAAGCTTATATGTCTATGCCAAAAGCTAAAAGAGGAGAAGTTGTTGATAAAACTATTTCACCTTGGCTCGATAAAGTATTACAAATGACTGTAGATCCAGCGTTAGAAAATTTACCCGATCGTTTAACGTTTGGTTCAGAAGGAATCAATAGACCTGGATATGTTAGTGAAAGAGGAGTAACAGATGATTTAACTCCTTATAGATTTAATCCATTTAAAGCTAAACCAGAAGGTGAGCAATCACGTATAGCTAACGCAGTAGATGCAGCTATATTTGATGCAGGTATTAGTTCTGTATTTTTTGGTATTAGACCAGCATACATGGCTTTTAAAAAGTTTGGTGGATGGGCTGGTGGATTAAAGACACCTCCTCCTGGAGCTGGTAGTAAAATATACAAAGGTAAAGATGAAGCAACTCAAGAGTTGTATGAAGACTTTGGTGTTTTAACAGGACCAGAACTTATTGCAGCTGAAAAAACTTTAACAAAATTTGATCCTAAAAATTCTTTATACATAGGTACAAAAGGTAGAGCTGTTAAACCATGGGGTGGTCAAACATTCTTACCTATAAGAGAACCAGTTCAAATGAACATTCCTTTTATTGGAAAAACATTAACACGTTTAGCAAACTCTAAAGCTTTTAACTGGCTTGGTCCAGCATCACATAGATCAGATGATTTTTATCCTGAGTTACAAACAATAGCAGGCACTACTATGCCTAGATTTGCTGTATCAGGTAGACCATACCTTGATGCATATATCAATGCTTTCCAGCGTGTACCAGCAATTGGTAGACCAATACAAGCTACACTTCAAGTAGCTGGTGAAGCACAAAAAGTTAGAATGATGGAAATGGTAGGTAGGTTTGCACCGTATGTAACAACAGCAGAAATGGGTGTTGATTATATTAAGATGGCACAAAAAACTGCGGAAGGATTTTCTAAGAGAGCTAAACAATATGATGAAGAAATTTTAAAAGCTGCTAAGTCAGCAGGTGCTATTGTTGATGATACAACAATGGTTCAAACTGCAAAGAACATAATATTTAAAAATCAAAAAATGGGTGCATTAGAATCTGATTTTTCAAACTTTTTACAAAAACATATTCTTAAACCACCGGAAGGATGGACACCAGGCACAACATTATTAACACCAGGAAAAAGAACTGTTGGTGATATGTATAAATTAAAAAGATTACTTGATACTAATTATACTAAATGGTCCAAGAGCCCAGAGATAGGAACTATTTCTGATGATATTAATCAAATGTATAGATCTTTTGAAGCTGACATTGGTAGCTTAAACAAAACACCTTTTGCAAATGTATCTAAATTATGGACAGAATATGAAAACTTTTTAGCTAATGGTATGTTAATATGGGGAACTGATGCTGGTAAAGCACTTGGTAATGTAAAAAGATTTGGATGGAATATAGCTACAGACACACCACAAAAATCAACTAACTTATCTAAAAATTTATGGAACACACTTGCTAAATCAACTGATACTGGTGCATTTGTTGCAGATAATGTTTTAGCATTAAAAAATATTGTAGGTGATAAAGCATACCACAGAGGACTAGGTCATTATTTAGCAAACACATTTAAAAATTCTATGAAGAACGTTGAAGGTATTGAGTTCTTTGATTCAAAAGTAATTAGTGATGCATTAGGAATTGGTAAAGCTGGATCTCCACTTCAAACATTATTTAAAAAAGCATTACCTGGACCACAAGTAACGGACTTTAAAATATTTAATCCTCAAACTGGTAAGTGGGATCATTGGTATGATGATTTATGGGGCAAGATAAATCCTAGTACTCCAAAAGATCAACTTAAAATGGTTCAAAATACACTACCTACATATAAAGATTTTGAAAACTTAACGAAAGTTTTAGATAGAGTATTTAAACATGGTATGCCATCACCAAGCACGTTCCTTGCACGTTCAGCCGTGCTCCAAGGCCCAGGTGGTGCATTAAAACAAAGTTCACCTATGGGTAACATAACCGCAGCTGCTGCTACAGCAGGTGCAGCACATGCTAGTGCAATGCTTGCATTAGTTCCTTTCTTTGGAATGCGTTGGGCAGGTAGAGTTTTTGCTAGCCCAGTCACTATGCGTAACTGGACAGCAGCAATGGACGATACTCTTCCTACAGTTATTCGTATAAGAGCAATGTCACGTTTATTTGAAAGCATGCCTGATGAGTATGAAGAATGGACAGCGACATTACAAGACATGGAAGAAGCGAATAGAAAACGAAACTTATCTAATCAGAATAGAAACTCTATGGCTGATATTGCGAACTCTATTGTTGAAAGTGCACCAAAAGTATTACAAGGTATTGAACAAATGACACCTGATGTTTTAACAGCACCAATAGGAGAGACACTTGGTTATCAAAACCAACCTCAACCTAACATCCAGTATGATGATAGTTATTCAGCTGGTCAAACAACTGGATCTTCTATTACAAATAGTTCAGTTATGAATGCGCCAGCAGCTAGTGCGCTGTATACAGGCAACACGGACCAAGCACTTGCTAATCAATATGGTATGAATGAAGGTGGTGCAGTTGGTGGATTAAATCCAATCATGGGTAATGATGGAAAATTCACTGACCCACAAAAAGGTATAAAAGATAATCCTTTTCTTAAACAGGGAAAAGATAAGGGAGTTATATAATGGCAGTCGAAGATTATAGTTATAGTTGGTCTGCACCAGGACCACCTAAAAATGCTTACGAACAAGCAGCACAAGGCATGATGCAAGCTGGTATTGGAAGTTTGTCAGGCAATCAATATGATGGCCCAGCTTCAATGATGACTACATCACCTGCTGGAAATAATTATTATCAACCTAATTTTAATACAATTAATTCAAATTTAACTAATTATCTAAAAATGAAAAATGATGATGTTTCAAATGTTCAGTATGGCATTTCTGATTTTGTTAATCCTAATACTGGTGATGCAATGAGTTTGTCTAGTGCTTATGGTAATGATTCTTTACCTTTTGCTAGAATGGTATATCCAGATGGTAGTGGATACGAAGAACGAGGTGGCACCACTTATCCTATACAATTAAAAGGACCACAAACTTGGAGAATTAATCCTGGTAAAAATATGGGAATTACTAATCCTAATTTAAAACAAATAACAGGCCTGGAAGAAATTTTTGAGATGGCAGAATTAACTGATGACCAAATAAACTTTATGGGAAGTCCTCTTAACACTCCTGATTTTGGAGGAATGACAAAAGAAGAATTATATAATAAAGTTAAAGAAATGGAAGACAAAGGAATTTTTGGTTTTGGTGCGCAAGAACCTACAACAATTGAAGAATTTAATGAAATGTATGAAAGAATGAAACGTGGTGAAATAGGAAACTGGGTAACATGAGTATAAGAGATACAATTTGGATAGTTGGAATAATCTTGGCCCTTGGTGTAACATGGGGGATGACATCGCAACGTGTTAGTGCAATGGAAAAAGATATGGACCGTATGGAACAAGCCATACAACTATTTACAAAAATAGAATCAAGAATCGCTGTCATAGAGGCAGAGGTTAAAAACATAAATAAAAAATTGGATAGATTATGATTGACATGGATAAACTTTTAGAGTCTGTTAAAAGACACGAAGGATACCGTAACAAGGTATACCTAGATACCCTAGGTAAGAGAACAGTGGGGGTAGGGCACCTCTGCGTTGAAGACTTTTGGGAAGACGGGAAAGAATACGAAGAAGATTTCTTGATGGGTATATTAGAAAAAGATTTACAATCTGCAATTGATCAAGCAGATGACATGTGCAAAGATTTAAAAATATCTAGTGATGCAAAAATTTTAATAATTGAAATGATTTTTCAGCTTGGGGGGAACGGAGTTTCCAAGTTTCGAAAAATGTGGCAGGCCCTTCAGCAAGATCCACCCGATTACGCTGAAGCGTCTGTCCAAATGCTTGACTCACGTTGGGCAAAACAGACACCTAACAGAGCTCAAGAGATGGCAAAACACATGAAGGAGTGTGCGTAAGTGTACGGAATACTTAGTCAGTTATCAAAAATGATGGGGCGCCCAGCTATGAAGCGTGTGTTGGAAATAATTAAAAAACATCCTGACATGCGACCTGTTAGAAATTTAAGAAACCCTAATGTATCTGATAAATCACGACTAGGTGTTGCTAAATTTATGGCTGAAGGTTCTGATAGATATTTAGATCCTCACCCTGGTACCTTTATGAATTATGTAAGAGGTAAAGTTGGAAACGATCCAAATAGATTTAGAAAAGTTTCAGATTACTTTAGAGCAAAGCCAGATGCTAGAAAAGAAATGGACGATTGGTATATGGAAATGGGATCTGATGGTTGGTGGTCACGTGGATTTTTAGATGACATGATTGAAGAAGCAGAGATGTCACCAATGACATTAGAAGATCTTGCAGCTGCAGAGTTATCACGTGTGGGAAAAAAACCATACAGTACGTCAGCAGTTAATAGATATTTAACAAAAGCATTTAATGATTAATGATATCAGGGATATTAAAAGCACTAGCTAAAAGACAGCTAAAGAAAAAAAATCAAGGTATAATTGATCTTCTTACACGTAAAAGAGATTTAAAAAATTATAAAGAATTTGAAGCACCAGGTTCAACTGGAGGATCTGGTAGAATAGAAAATCCAATTCCTCATTTTGTAAATTGGTCAAATCGAAAGAAACCTTTAAATATAAATTTATGGAGGGGAGAAAGTAATGTCCCTACTGAGTCATTAAAAACAGGAATGTTGCATGGTTGGGATTCAAACCCTGGTGGATATTACAGTAACCAAATTATGAAAGCTTTAGATTATGCAGAAGGTGTTCCTACGTCTAGTAATGTAGCACGACTTGGTAAAAATTATAAACCTCAAGATAATTTAGGTGTTATTCGTCGTGGTAAATTTACTGGATCAACGGATGATTTAATGAAAGTTAATGAGGTAAGAAATTACGGCATAGGTCCTGAAGTTAATTTGCCACCTGGAACTTTGAATGATAAAGTTTCATTAATTCCTTCTATTATTGCTAGAATGAGAATGAGACCAGAATTTAAACAAACTTCTATGCTTGATTATATACGACAAGTTTTAAAACAACATAA